ATCGCTTTGCCTTAAAACTTGAGGCTTTGCAGGAGCAATGTATTTTGAAAGCATTACTCTATTTCCGGTCGCTTCCGCCACAGCCCAATCCAACGCCGCCCCGGTAAGCTCGGCGGTCTTTACGTTACGTGTTTTCATCGCGCTTCTCCATATCCCTCTCAGCCAACCGACGCACCCCCTCGCTAGCATTGCCCCCGCCAACTTGGCGCAAGTGATCCCATAGCGGCTGCTCGATGTACACGCCCCGGCGCTTGGCTCCGGGGATGGCGTAGCGGCGTTTGGGTTTTGTGGTCATGGTTGGCTCCCGCATGATTCAGGTAATTTATAAACCGGAGTTGTGTGATAAGCGGTCTTTTCGACCTCAAAGCTTGCACTTATTTCACTCAAGTCACCATCCCAATAAGCTATAATCTCGCACGCATCCAAGGCGGCGCACCACCCCAGATAACAGTGTTGAAGAAAGTCATCAGCATATCTGTCATCTACCGTTTCAAGGTCATGAAATCCAGCTGCTCTTGCCCAATTCTCAAACTTTCCCATTTCTATAATCCTCCAAAGCCACCCCATAGCCATCTGCCAGCCGCTGCGCTAAAGAAATGCAGCGTTCTGAAACTATATCTCGCCTAAGCCACTGGTCGCAGATAAAGACTTCTATCTGATCAACCTTGCCAGTAAAGTGGTACTCATTGGTTCTGAGCACCACCTTTTGAACGGGGTCCATTAAACCCCCTCGCTGTATTTTCCATTTTCGTACTGAACTACTTCGTAAATCCTCTTGCCGCGGGCTTTCTTTACTTTAATTGCTTTGCGAGTTACGCCCTTGTATTCAAACTCTGACTCGCTAATTACTACCGGGTCCAGATTGGTGTTCATGGCTTCTTTGATTGTGTTGAACATGTCGTCTTACTCCGTTGCTGTGTTATGTCTTTATGGTTTTAATTATACATCAATTCCCACCCACGTCAAACAATTTATGCCACTAATTACACCCGCGCACAAAAAAAGCCCCGCCCGAAGGCGAGGCAAGGCTCCTGCAACACCCTATTAAACTATCGTGTTATCACCACCAGTCCCAGACCTTTCCTCACTAACCGGGTCCAAGTCCTCAAGATCACGAACCTCGTTCTCTGTCATCCAACCGGTATCCGGGTCAAGCGCTTTGGTGTAGAACTCAGAGCGGGCCGACGCATCGCCGCGTAGCAGATCGCGTGTATCGTGCTTGATGTAATAACCCTGTTCGCGCTCGCGCTCAGTAAGCAGCTTGGCGTTCCATTCCTGCTCCTGGCGAACCAGCCACGGTGCCAGGGTGTACCGGACAAAGCCTAGAGACATTTCCTCAAGGCCAGAGCCCCACGAAGTAGAGCCTGAAACAGACTGAAGCATGTGCAGCGGTACGCCGTAGATTCTCGCAATATCGGCCACCTGGAAGTCACGCGATTCAAGGAACTGAGCATCCTCCGGGTTGATCGTGGTCTGCACCCACTCCATGCCTTCCTCAAGAACCTTGGGCCGATGGGCATCGCCTAGCCCTGACTGCGCGTCCATGCCTTCACGAATGCGCTGGACAGCTTCAGGAGAAAGCTTTCCAGGGTGCTTAATAAACCCGCCAGACTTGGAATCGTTACCAAAGAACTTAGCGCCAAACTCCTCCATCGCCAATCCAAGGCCGATAGCCTGACGAGCGATAGATACGGGCGAATAACCTACTACGCCATCGAACCCAAGCGCGGGGATGTGCGCAACGTCGCTGGCATCCAACGTTTTAGTCTCGCGGTCGATGGTAGTGTGATAGATGATCTCGCCCTCCGTCGTTAGCTCTGGATACGTTCGGTCAGGCAGGGCCAGCCACAACTGGACGGGTATGCCGCCGTTGGTGCGCTCAATCTCAGAATACCCGTTACCCCACAGTAGCGCATGGTGCAGCGTTGTAGAGCGATAGGTGAACGCCGTCATACGCTCGTTAGGACGGTGGTTTAGGATTCGGTATGCGGGGTGATTTCTATGAACCGTGGTCGTGTCATCATCATTCTGCTGGCAAACCTTGACCGGCAACATCGCAATCGCATCAGCGATAACCCGAACAGACGCATACACAGCCGGGAGCTTTACCGCATTGAACTCGGAGACGTTCACGCCGGAATCAGTGCGAGGGCCGCCGATAGCTGTAAAGAATCCGCCACCGCCTTGCAGTGTGCCGCCTGGGCCGAATAGTGTGCCGAATAGTGACATTATGATTTATCCTTTGGTGGTCGGCTTGAGGCGATGATAGCGGAGGTCAGTAGTAGAATGCCACCGACGATAAGGCCAGCCGGGGGGTATATCCACGCCGCGCCCGATGTGATGCAGCAGGCTCCTGTTATTCCGGCGAAATCAATCATAACGTCAACACCCCTCGCTGCTCATACACGCTTGGCCCTTCCAGGTCCGACTCCATGTTGACAGAACCGATTGCCATTGAAAGGGCGACCATGCCATCTATTCTACCTGTTGATTTGCTTTTATCCAATTTCCTGTTACCGGCAGGGTCTTGAACCGTTACCGTGTTGGCTGCGCACATGGTCAGAACCGGGTGCATTCCGTGGGCTGCATCGCCGTTCAGGAATACGGACTCCAGGGCATCCACGGCTGGCCCCATGTCCTTGTAGCCTTGCCCAAACTTCACCATCGGGAACTCAACACCGGCCCGCTCTGCGTCTTTGATGAACAGATCAATCCGCCAGCGGTCGAACGCCAGCGCCTCCAGTTCTATCCCGGCATCTGATAACTCCTGCGCAATCTCCGACGCAACAAACTCATAGTCAACAGTCTTGCCTGGCGTCGTTCTCAAGTAGCCATCTTTCGCCCATAACTCATACGGCTGACGGTCGTTGTGTGCCCTCTCCCTGAGCCCGTGACTGGGCGTCCAGAAGTAGGGCCAAACGGATACATGCTTGCCCTTGACGCCGATCAGCACAAAGCTCGTTAAGTCAGTGCGGGCGGAAAGGTCCAGTCCACCATAGTACACCATGCCGTCAAGGTGTTCCGGGGACGCGCAATTTAGCTCCCAGATTGACCGACTGATCAGCGGGCTGGTTGTGTTGACGCGCTGATTCAAGAACAGGTTTCTAAAGGTCGCCTCAGATGACGGCATACGCGCAGCCTTGCCCGCCATCTTCTCAATGTCCTTTTCAGACCTAAACACCCCCATAGCAGGGTTGGCATACTTCCACTGCTTGCGGTCCTCAAGGTCACAATCGGCATCAGCCTCGTACACATGGCTGACGATGTGCGGATCTTCGCCCTTGGCGGCGTCATCCAGCCAGACGGAGAACAGGTCCGCATCAGTCGGTGACTGGGTGCTGATCGCCAGCAGCAAAGGGTTTTCGTGTGCGCCTTGCGAAGTGATAACCGCATCGACAAAATCATCATGCGGCCCTTTAACCTGACCAAGCTCGTCCAGTATCGCGACCACCGGGCTACCGCCGTGCGTGGTAGCTGCCTCGGCAGCACTTGCGGTGTACTCGGTATTCATGGGCAGCCCAACAAGGCGCTTCTTGGATGGAATAGAGCGAACAATCTCTCTCAGCTTGGGAGACATCATCGCCATCTTCTCGGCGTACCTAAAAACCTGTCCAGCCTGATCCCTAGACCGTGCGCCGGACATTATCTCGCTGTTCAGCGTGGCCTCCGGCCCAACCAGATGAATCAGTGCGATCATTGCAATGGTTGCCGTCTTGCTGTTTTTCCTGGCAATCGACAGGTAAGCGTCGGTGGTTACGTGCTCGTTGTCGTAGACGGAGTAGAAAAACGATTCCTGAAATACGTCCAACCGGATCGGCTTGCCTACTAAAGCGCCCTCTGGAACCACCAGCATAGACTCACAGAACCGCATGTTTCGCTCTGCTCTGGTCAAACCCTTAGTCGGAAGCGAACGCCAATCCCTGATTTCTGGAACAGGGCCGCTTCGAATGGCGCGTTTAACGTGGCCAGGAAGGGTCATTAGTGCATTGGCTTGGCGATTAGATCG